GGCTTAACAGGGCTTCAGGAAGGCTACGATATTCAGTATGCACTGAATAGTGCCGGACTGGAAGCAGAAGCGGCAAGAGTAGCAAGTCTTGTTGTAGCCAAAGTAGCCAAAGTGACGTCTGGAGCACCAGAACAGGTTGGCGAGGTTATTGCAACAACATATAACAACCTTGGACAACAGCTGTCTGGGACCACCGAAGAAAAAATGAGCCGAATAGGCGATCTTCTTACAAAAGTTCAGTTCAAGTATCAAATTCGTGATTTCGGGCAGCTTGGAGATTCACTTACAGAAGCTGCATCGGGTATGGCGAATTACAACGTTAACGTAGAGCAAGGCGTTATGCTGTTGGGACAATTGAATAGCGCGGGTCTTCAAGGCGGTAGAGCTGGTACATCTTTTAACGCTGTTCTTCGGCAACTTGGCAAGGCTCAAAAAGAGTGGGGTATAGATATCAAGCGAACTGAAAGTGGCGAACTTGATATGATCGCTACTCTTGAAGAAATAGATCGAGCTCTTGATGGACTTGATACAGATGAAAGGGCACAAGCTATTCAGGATGTTATGGGTGATGAAGGCGCCAAGGGGCTAGTTCCCTTGCTAAACAAGTTGGCAGAATTGCCAGAGAACCTCAAAGACGTTTCGGAAGGGTCTAAAGGAATAGTCGATCAGGAAGTTTTAAAATTTTTAGATAGTGCTATTGGGCACTTTAACAAATTTAAGGGGACTATGACAGTTTTAGCTGTTTCCTTAGGCAATGTGTTGTTGCCTAGCCTGAACAATGTTTTATCCCCTATAACAAAAGGGGCAATGTTGATTACCAACCTGGCGGAAAAATTTCCATTTGTTACTAAAGTTATCCTAACAACAACAGCTGCGCTTATAGGGCTAAAGGTGGCGGCAATAGCGGGAGGATACGCATGGACATTTATAAAAGGTGGCGCTCTCAACGCTGCCGGTATTTTTAATAATGTTCGTGCGGCTGTTTTGCTTTTAACTGGCGGACAAAAGGCGCTTATGGCTTCTCAGCTGAAAGGAACTGCAGTTGCTAAGGGCCTTGCGCTGGCTCAGAAGGCAGTGGCGGCAGCACAGCGTTTTTTTAACGCGGCATTATCGGCAAACCCTATTGCTATTGCTGTTATAGCAGTGTCAGGGCTTATAGCTGCAGGAATAGTCCTCTATAAAAATTGGGATAAAGTTTCTAAATGGTTTTCTGGTTTTTGGACCTTCTTAAAATCAGGCTTTAAGTTATTGGCAGAACCGATGCTTGCCCCATTCAAGTTGGTTTTTGGATGGATTTCAGGGAAGCTGGAATGGTTCAAAGAAAAATGGAATGGTTTAAAGAAAGTTTTAAGGTTAGGAAGCAATGCTGAAGGGCAGAAGCAAGAGGCAAACTTAGCCTGGGATGTTTATTCTTCCGTGCCTGGACATGCTGCAGGAGCCATAACAAGACTTCCACATTTGGCAATGGTTGGAGAAGAGGGCGGTGAGTCTATTATTCCTCATGCTCCCCACAGAAGAAAAAGAGCCATAGATTTGTGGGAAAAGACAGGAGATATTCTTGGCGTAAACAGTTCTGGTGAATCTGTTTACGTGAATTTCGCACCGAATATAACTATTTCCGGAGACGGAAATGTTGGTGCTGATATTGAGAAGGCAATGAAAAAAGCTTGTGATGATCTTATGCGACGACTTGAAAGTATGCGTCGTGATGAACGGAGGTTGAACTTCTCATGACGACATATACAACTATTCAGGGTGACACATGGGATTGGATTTCAAAAAAAGTATATGGGAACGAGCGTTTCATGCATCATTTGATTGAGGCGAACCCCAAACATCATGACAGAGTCTTTTTCCCAGCAAATATAACAATTCGTGTACCAGATGTGGATGTAACGCAAGTGGCCATTTTGCCACCATGGAAGAGGTGATATCGTGGAAGCAAGAAGAGCCTATATATCACTTGTTTATGAAGGAGTGAATATCTCTCGGGATATCCACTCCTTTTTGTTGGATTTTTCCTTCACTGATAATGCTCACGGTAAGTCGGATGATTTGCAGATAACTCTTGAAGATAGAGAAGGTCTATGGCGTGGAGCGTGGTTTCCTTCAAAAGGTGCAAAAATCAAGGCTGCAATAATGACGAAAAACTTCAACAGGAACGAACAGATTGTGACGTTGCCTTGCGGAACATTCTCTATCGACGAAGTTGATGTAAGCGGACCTCCAGGCACATGTCAGATCAAAGGAGTTTCCGCACTTATTTCCTCATCTATAAGGCGTGAAAAGAAAACGCATGCTTGGGAAAATATTAGCTTATCTGCTATTGCAAGGGATATTGCTATGCGCGGGGGTATGAAGTTATTTTGGGAAGTTGGAGCAGATCCTTTTTACGGTAGACGTGATCAGAACGATGAGTCAGATATGGAGTTCTTGAGACGAATATGTGAAGACGCCGGGGTATCTTTGAAAATAGCCGATGAGAAGATCGTTATCTTCGATGAAGGTGATTATGAGTCGAGAGCAGCAGTTTGCTCTATAACGCCCAATTCGGAAGTTCTTTCGTGGTCTTTTACTTCTCAGGCCGGTTCTATATACAAGGCATGCAGAGTCAAATGGCATGATCCCGTAACTAAAACAGGAATTGATTATACTTACGAACCTCCGAAGGCCCCTAAAGTTGGACATACTCTCGTGGTTAACGAGAGAGTTGAAAATATAGCAGAGGCCGAATCTCTCGCAAAGAAAAAATTGCGAGTGCAGAACAAAAAAGAAGTGACAGGAGAGATATCGGTTCTAGGGAACGTTAATCTTTCTGCAGGGCTTAACGTGCAAGTATCAGGCTTCGGTGCGTTTGACGCAAAGTATGCAATAGATACGGCTTCTCACACGTATTCACAAGGGAGTGGGTATGTAACCAGACTTTCTTTGCATCGTGTTTTGGAGGGATATTAATGATCTGTGTGGGAAAGGTTTGTTCCATTGACCCAGAACACTGTACGGTAAGGGTAATCTTCGAAGATAGAAATCTCGTTAGTTATGACCTGCCTGTTTTAGTTCGACAGACGAAGATAAATAAAGATTTTTACATGCCTGATATTGGAGAGCATGTAGTATGTGTCTTTCTTGACAACGGTTCCGAGCAAGGTTTTGTGTTGGGGGCTTTTTACAGCAAGGAAGATAGAGTTTCTTCCGTGGTTAATAGCGAAAAGCGCAGAATTGATTTCGGAGATGGGTCCTGGCTTGAATTTGACAGAAGCACTGGAGCTTACATAGTTCATATAACAGGTGATTTTGTAATTGAAAGCGAGAAGCATGGGGTTATTAAAGCGTCACGGTTGGATCTGAATCCATAGGAGGTCTAGGAATGCCGGCTGTAACAAGATTAGGCGATATGTGTACGGGTCACGGCTGATGGCCTTCTCGGTCCTCAGTGGGGGGCTCGTCTGATGTTTTTGTAAATGGAATTGCCGTTCATCGTCAAGGTGACGGCTGGGCTGCGCATACGTGTCCTGACATTCCTGAAACCCATGCGTCTGTATTGGCTTCCGGATCATCGACAGTTTATGTTAATGGAAAGCAGATTGGCCGTGTCGGAGATCCTGTTGCGTGTGGTTCCAGCGTAGCTACGGGCTCTTCCAATGTTTTTGCGGGGGGATAAATATGATAGGGAGCTTTGGTCCTGTTGTTTTTGAGGTTTCCTCAGCTAAAGTAAAAACAATAGCTGATTTCGAGCGAGGATGTGAAGCACGTTTCTCAGAGCATACAGTTATGCAGAGTAAGCCCCTTTTAGAATTTTTAGGTCCGGGGCTCGATAGTGTCAGTTTTTCAATGAGATTTGATGCCTCATTAGGTATAAATCCTAAGAATGAAATCGAAACTTTACGTACTATTCGCGATAAGGGTGAAGCGCAACGGCTGATTATTGGCGGTATCCCTCTCGGGCTATTTGCAATAACCGGAATAACGGAGTCGTGGAAAACCATAAATCCTGCTGGAATTTTAACGGTGGCCACCGTTTCTGTTTCTATGAAGGAGTATGTTGAAGATGGCAGAATTTGATCTAACAGCGAGCCTCAATGGGGTAGATTTCTTCCCCAAAGGTGAAGTCGAGGAGATATTGCAAAATGTGAAGACTATCCTTTCTACCGTACGAGGATCCGTTCCACTTGATAGAGAGTTTGGTATTAGTGCTGATTTGATTGATGCACCTACTCCTGCGGCTCAAGCGAGAAGCATGGCAGAGATTGTGGAAGCCGTGGCACGGGATGAACCGAGAGCAGAAATAACAGCTGTTTCTTTTTCAGGAGATAGTGATGGACGTTTAATTCCGAAAGTGAAGGTGAGAATTCGTGCTGACATTACCTAATATAGATTTTACGGAAAAATCTGCGGCAGATGTTGAGGCCGAGATCATAGCGAAATATGAACAAACAGCAGGCCGGATTCTCGCAAAGGGGGATCCGGTCAGACTTTTCTTGGAGGCTGTAGCGGCTGTTATAGCGCAACAGCGTGTAATTATTGATTTTTCAGCGAAGCAAAACCTGCTTGCCTATGCAACTGGTGATTACCTGGATCATCTAGGTGACAGGCAGGGGGTTGTGAGGCTTCCTGAGCAGTCGGCAATGGCCACTGTTCGCTTTTCACTGCCCATAGCTCAAACATTCGCCGTTTCTATACCTCAGGGAACTCGCGTTACTCCTGGAGATGGGCTCTTTTTTGCTACGCAGGAAGCCCTCGAGATAACCCCAGGAGCAACGTATGTTGACGCTGTCGTTACCTGTACTCAGAGCGGTTCAATCGGGAATGGTTTTGCAATAGGGCAGATCAGTAAACTGGTGGATCCTCTTCCGTATATCTCAAAAGTGGAAAATATAACTGCTTCCACGGGTGGTGTTGATGAAGAATCAGATGATAATTTTAGATTGCGTATAAGGCAAGCTATGGAAAGGTACTCTGTTGCAGGGCCTCGACTTGCCTATGATTTCTGGGCACGTACTGCACACCAGGGAATAATTGACGTGTCGGTAAGATCTCCTGCTGCGGGAGAAGTTGAAATAAGGCCGTTGATGGAGGGAGGGGAACTCCCCAGTTCCGAAATTCTTGATGCCGTTTTAAAGATTTGTTCAGCTGATGACGTGCGCCCACTGACAGATCGGGTATCGGTTTTAGCCCCGGAACGGGTTGCCTATTCTATTGATATTACATATTTCATAGATCGCGTAGAAGCTATCTCTATTTCTGCGATACAGGCTCAGGTGGAAACTGCGGTGGGGGAATATATTGCGTGGCAGAAGGCGAAGCTGGGCCGAGATATTAACCCCTCGGCGCTTATCAAGCGTGTGATGGATGCTGGGGCGAAGAGAGTTTCTGTAACATCTCCAGTTTATACGGCATTAGAGTCATGGCAAATCGCTCAGGAAGATAGTGTGACGGTAAATTATGGAGGACTTGAAGATGGCTAGCGGGCTGAGGCAGCTTATCCCTGGAAGCATTGCTGAAGATCCTCAGGTGGAAGCCGCAACTTTAGCGTTAGATGACCAACTGGCTGATATTAATACCCATTTGATTCAAACTATCATATTGCCGCGTATCGATGAGCTGTCCGAAATGGTTCTAGATTTATTACTGTGGGAGTTTCATATCACCCTTGATGAGGGTGCGGGGTTGGCCGTTTCGGTTGAAGAGAAAAGAGATCTTGTTAAAGGGGCTGTTGAGATACATCGTCTGAAAGGAACGAAAGCGGCGCTGCTTCGCATTTTCGAAATGCTCTCCATGCGTGGAGTTATTTCAGAATGGTATGAATACGGTGGGGAGCCGTACAAATTCAAGGTAGAGATTCTTGAGCTTAGCGAGCGTGGACTTGATGAGCAGACCTATGTGCTTTTAGAGCGACTAATAGATGAGTACAAGAACGTTCGTTCGTGGCTCGACGAGTTGAATGTATATCTTACTGTACGGGGTGTGGTTCCTAAAGTTGCAATGGCAAGCCTCTTTGGTGAAGAAATTACAGTTTATCCGTACAACGTGACGGAAGTTGAGAGTGCAGCATTTTGGCGATGGGGCATTGGAGCCCAAGTTGTTGAAACTGTTACGGTTTATCCGCTTTAGGAGGTGGTGATATGGCTGAAAACTTTTATACGATTTTAACAAATACGGGAAAAGCTAAACTGGCTAACGCCCAAGCGTTGGGAACAACAGTGCAGTTTTCTTCCATAGCTGTTGGAGATGGAGATGGTAGTTATTATGATCCAGTGGAATCGCAGTTAACCCTTAAAAACGAAGTCTGGAGAGGTGGAATTAACCAGATAAAAACAGATGATGAAAATCCAAACTGGATCATCATAGAGGTTGTAATCCCAACTACAACAGGAGGATTTACAGTAAGAGAAGCCGGGATAATAGATTCTGAAGGCGACCTGATAGCTCTAGGTAAATATCCAGCTACATACAAGCCAGCTTTAGCTGAAGGCTCTGGAAAAGATCTTTATATCAGGATGATTTTAGAGGTGTCGAACGCTTCAACTATTATGCTCAAAATAGATCCGGCAATAGTGCTATCAACACGGGGATATGTGGATGATAGCATTGCAGAGCATAACACAGACCCCTTGGCGCATGGGAATTTGCCTTATCTAAAAACGTCTCAGGCCGCAGATTTTGCTCCGAGCGGGTATGGGATAGGAGAAAGACTAAATGCTTCTATTCAAGATTTTAATGCTGCAACATTAGGCGGGTTATATGATTTTGGATCTACTGCTGTTAATGGGCCTCCAGGAATTAATGGAGGTGTATGTTTGATTATTCCTAGAAATACAAATGCTGGAGTTACACAATTAGTTTTCTATGGTTTTTATAAGGGAATTTACATACGATCATCTAGCAATACGCAAAATACTGATTGGTTGGAATGGAGAGAGATAAACGCTGGTACTCTTGGAGGCAAGCTCCCCTCAGATTTTTGGCAAGTAGCAGATGCCCCTTTTCTTTTTGAAACAACTGGATATCAAAAACTTCCAAGTGGGCTAATACTTCAGTGGATGGCCTATAATCCAGGTATAGTTGCGAATGACGCACGTTTTGATATGTTATTTCCAATTAGTTTCCCTAATTTAGCTTTTTCTGTAATTTTGTCATCAACTGCTGGCGTTACAGCCGGTGCACAAGTGTCAGAAGGAGCAGAAATAGAATCATTTACACAATCGTCCTGTACTGTTAGGTCAGCATGGGGATATGGAATATCAGGGCCAGTGAGAATATTTGCAATAGGCTATTAAGGAGGTGGGCAAATGTACGCTCATTACGATGCTTCCACAGGCGACATTCTGGGATTTTATAGCACAGAAATTCACGGGGAAAATATCCCAGAACCTCACATAGAAATCACAGAAGATCAATGGAAAGATTGCATAGCACATCAAGGGCAGCGAAAAGTTGATGTAGGCACTCAAACTATCATTGAGCATATTGCACCATCTCCATTCCATGGATGGAATGGGCAAGAATGGGTGTTGAACATAGATCGCCTAAAACAAACAAAAGTTGCTTCTCTATACGCAAATCTTGAACAAAGCTTTCTTTCAGGAGTTGATGTATCAACAGTCGAAGGCAACACATCAGGTATTACTCGTATAAAATGCGAACCACTTGATCTCCAGATGTGGGAGCAAGGCCGAAAAGAGGCAGAAACAAAGGCATACGTCGGTATAGTTGTTGATTTCTCCGGTTGTGTATGGAAGAACGTAGAAAGTGCGGCATATATCGCAATGCATGAGGCGCAAAAACGTTTCTCTGAAATGTGGTGGACCCACTTCTCGTTGCTCAGGGATATGGTGCTTACAAGTGAGGATGAAACAGCGATTCAAAATATTACTTGGGATACAGTCCCAATGTAAATAGGAAAATGATACTCAAGAGGTTGCCCACACGGCAGCCTCTTTTTTATGGAAAGGAGGGAGACACATGCTCTCAGAGCACTTTAGCAGATCTGAACTTGCATGCCGTGGGTGTGATAGGTGCGATATCAAACCAAAACTCTTGAGCCTTTTAGAAAAAATCCGCTCCTTGATGGAAACACCAATCATTGTTAATTCGGGCTATCGTTGCCCTGCACATAATAAAAAAGTGGGCGGGGTTCCAAATAGCTGGCATACGCAAGGCATAGCCGCAGATATTCGCCAAACAAAATATTCTAACGATGTTTTTCATTCAAAGGTTCTTCAGGCATATGAAGAGGGGAACCTTCCAGAATTGGGAGGACTTGGGCTTTATAGCGGTCGTATTCACGTAGATACGCACAAATCTAAAGATGGGCACCTGCGGCAGTGGAGAGGGTGAGAAAATTTGTTAGGTGAAGAAAAACTTGCAGAGCAAATAACACGGCTCTTAACGCCGGTAGCACTCGCTGTTTTTGGAGGGATAGCTCACGGGCTTAATTGCAAGCAAGAAGAATTTTCGTGGTGGTTCTTTTTTACAGGAATTATCACCTCAGCTTTTGTGGGCATCTGTGTGTTTTACGTGCTTGATGGAGTCTCGATTCCTCAAGGATTCAAAAGCGCCTCAATTGCTATTTCTGGATATTCCTCTCACGAAGTTTTGCAAGTTCTCAAGAAGCGGGTTTTGAAATCTTTGGCAGGAAGGGTTGAGAGAGAATGTTCGAGCGGAAAATAAACTTTGTTTTTTGGGGAATAATTTTAGTTGGCATTCTCTTGGCAGTTTGGATAATTACACCGCTCTTTAAAACTCCCAAGTTGCCTAAGACTCTAATAAATACAGATTTAAATGATGATCAATTACAAAAAGAAATCGAAGCTTTGGGGGAAAAAATAAACGAATTGGAAACAGCCACTCGAAAAGAGGTGAGGGTGATCCGTGAAAAAACTGCGCAAGAAGTTCGTTCTCTTCCTGGCAGTTCTATTGCTAACGAGCTTAATGATGAGCTCGCAAAGTTTCGGGGCATGGGAGTACGTTCCATCAGGATGGACGACTCCTGA